GAAGCCCTGGCCGAAAGGAACAACGGTGAAACCCATGCCCTCAAGGTTCTGTACCATTTGCACAGCGCCCCAGCGGTCAAAGGCAATCTCACGAATGTTGTAGCGGGTACCGAGTTCTTCAATAAAGCTCTCGATAAATCCGTAGTGAACCACGTTGCCCTCGGTAGTTTGCAGGAAGCCCTGCTTCTTCCAAAGGTCGTAGTTCACATGGTCACGCTTGACACGCAGATCCACATTGTCCTCCGGAATCCAGAAGAACGGCAGAATGCAGTATTTATCCTCCTCGTCCTCCGGCGGGAACACCAGTACAAATGCCGTGATATCCGTGGTGGAGGAAAGGTCCAACCCGCCGTAACAAACACGGCCCTCCAGTGATTTTGGATCAACCGGAAAGGCACAGGCGTCCCACTTGTCCATCGGCATCCAGCGCACAGCCTGCTTGACCCACTGATTTAGGCGAAGCTGCCGGAACGAGTTCTCTTCGCCCGGATTCTGTTTGGCGCTGTCGCAGGCAGCTTTGACCTTATCTATGCCGACGGTAATGCCGAGGGACGGGTTTGCCTTCTTCCAGACCTTTGGGTCAGTCCAGTCTTCGGATTCGTCTGCCCCGTAAATGACGGGATAGAAGGTGGAGTCGTTTTTCCTGCCGTCTATGATGTCCTTTGCCTTTTGATGAGTTTCGTAGCAGATGGACTGCGTATCGTTGCCGGCTGTGGTTATAAGAAAATACAGCGGCTGCATTCTTGCATCGCCGCTGCCTTTGGTCATAACATCGAACAGTTTTCTGTTCGGCTGTGTGTGGAGCTCATCGAAGATGACCCCATGCGTATTGAAGCCATGCTTATTGGCCACATCAGCCGACAGCACTTGGTATGTGCTGTTGGTTGGCAAGTACTTGAGCGTCTTCTGGCTTTCCAGAATCTTTACCCGCTTGGCTAGTGCCGGACAGAGTCGCACCATATCCACCGCAACATCAAATACAATCTTCGCCTGGTTACGATCGGCGGCGCAGCCGTAGACCTCTGCTCTTTCCTCTCCATCACCGCAGAGGAGAAGGAGCGCCACAGCTGCGGCGAGCTCAGACTTGCCTTGTTTCTTAGGAATCTCGATATATGCTGTATTGAACTGCCGGTAGCCGTTCGGCTTCAGAATACCGAACAGGTCGCGGATGATCTGTTCCTGCCAGTCGATAAGTTCAAAAGGCTTACCCGCCCATGTACCTTTGGTGTGACAGAGGCTTTCGATAAAGGAAACGGCATAATCGGCGGCATCCTTATCGTACCGGCAATCCTTCAGCATGAATGCAGTAGGTTTGTATTTTTTCAGTTTTCGCAAGTCGCCGCCTCCTTTCGGACATAAAAATAGACACCCATCGGTGTCTTCAAAATCTATCTGTACGAGATACAGCCCCGCTGGGGGCTGCTCCCGGCTTTTACGCTGGGCTCAGTAGTTTTCGCCGTGCAGGAGAATCTCGACCGCAAGCTGCGTGTCCGGGTCGGCGGGCTTCACATCCCAGCCTCTGTCATAGTTGGTAACTATCGCACCATCGCGCTTGAGCATCAGCTTGCTGACGCGACCGCCGTCTATGCCGAACTGCGAGCCCTCGTCGTACTGCTTCATCCAGTAGTGAAAAACGCTGTCGTGAACTTTAAGGCTTCCTTCTTTCCACATGGTCGCGTCCTCCTCAAAACCGCTCGAGGCTGACGTTTCCGTCGGCATCGAAGTGTACCTTGTAGCGGGTTTACGTACCGTCAGCCTTCTTGGAAATCAGTCTGATGCCGCCCTCAAAGGCGCTGTAGGCGCGGTCGAATCTGTTCTTCCAAATAGGTCACCAGTTCGTAGAACTCCATATCGTAGGCAATGCGCTGAACCGTATGAATGTCGAACATATTCGTAAGACCCGTGTCACGGATTGCGAGGACTTGCTCCTTGATTTTATCTGTCATCATCGCACCTCCGGCATGAGTCTTCGCCGTAAGCCACCGATAGGCCGCAGCCATTGTCCCACGCGACCATTATAGAGCCGATGTCGTCCACGCCACGCACGGTGCCTCTTGTGCCAATTGGCGGTGCTTGCGGGTCATCCATGCAGACGAGCTCCACATGGCAGCCAACGGGGTACTCTTTGCGTATGCGCTCGACAAGTTCTCTATTCGGAAACCTCATCGCTCTCCACCTCCTCATCCTGCAAACTCATCACGTCGTCGTAGAGACCGGCATCCGCTTCAATGCGCTCGACCAGCTCCCGCACCTTCGGATTGCCGCCCTTGAAAGCCGAGCTGCCGGAAAGGTTGCGGAGCAGGATTTTCCGTTCAGCCTTATACTCCTCGCCGATGAATCCGAGGCGGAGAAGGAAGCAGCGGAACGCATACTTCTCGTTGTCGATTTCTTTCTCTTTTGCGGTGATGCGCTTCTGGTTTCTCGTCATGGCACACAGTTTGCAGATGAAATCACTGTAGGCTCTGACCTCATCGGCAGCAGGCATTGTTTCAAACCAGGGGAAGGAAACGCAGTCCCCATGCATCTCGATGGGCGTTGCCGGAATACCAAGTGCCTTTTGAATGAGCGCCCCTTTGGCGTCCAGAAGAGCGGTGAGGTTTCCGACACTCACTTTGTCGAACGGGATGCTGATCGTCAGTCCCGTTTGCTCCGGCACACCGTATGCGAGCGGAGTGTCCTCGACGGGCTCCGGTTCGTCAATGTCCGGCTGTTCCATGTAGGTGTCGCCGTACTCCGGCTCAAAGCCCTTTTCCTTGAGCTTTTCCACAAGGTTCTCGATTTCCTCGCTGTCGGCGCGGTCGTCAGAAACCACGCTGCCTGTTTTCGTAATGGTGAAGTAATCCACCTCGTAGGCGAAGGTCGGTGCGCCCTTGTACTTTGCTGCGCACTCTGTGATTTCCGTGATTGCCGTGACCAGCCGTTTGCGTTCCGAGCCTGTCACATTGTAGCCTAATTCGAATTCTGGCATTTTGCAGTCCTCCTTTGTTTTTGGTAGTGTGATATTACCGTCAGTTTGCGGAAATAGCCAGTCATTTTCGCGATATATACCACACAATCTTTGGGAGGATTACTTGTCTACATTACGGGCATACCACACAATTCCGCAGAGGATAAAGTACACGCACGGCAGCGCGATGCCGTTGCCCCACATCTTGTATTCGGCGGCATCGGAGTACGGGTCTTTCAGCCATTTGAGGATCTGCTTCTGTGTTTTCGGTTTGCCGCTCGTCCCCATGATTTTCCGATGCGTTTCAAAGACATCCGTCCAGAAATCCACCTCACCGTAGGAGGGGTTCTCCGTGCCGAGGTCGGAACACCACCAGTCTGGGAAGCCCTGCAGCCTTGCACACTCGGTGGGGGTCAGACGGCGGACAGTGTACTCGGCAGCCAGTTGAACCACGGCACCGGGACCTTTTGCGACAAGTGTCGGTTGTAATTCCTCTTCTATCGACGGAGCGAACTTTGCGTTCTTTCCTTGGTCCATCGCGTCTCTGCCTACAGCGTATGACGGCTCATTAACAATACTCGGGTCTTTGTAGTCCCTCGCCATAAGGGTCGGTGACTTTTCTTTACAGACTTGTGTGAAATCTCCCGTGGTCATGGTATATACGGCATGACGGTCAACGGTATTAAGCGTAAAGCTGACATCCTCATCCACGCCGTCACCTTGCGGGCCGTTCTCGTCTTTGCGGCCGATCATAGAGCCTTGCAGGATGTAGGTCTGCTGTTTGGTAGCGGCTTTGCACAGAGCGCCGGTCTTGTCACCGAGCGTCCGCACCTCGTCACGCTGATTCTGCGTGAACGGGATACCCTCCACCACGGCAATGCCGCCCTGGCTGCAGGTGGGATTACCGCCATTGCCGTCAAGGGTGCGGGAGGAGTCGGCCTTGTAAAATCCGCTGTTGGGATTCTCCGATTTCATGGAATTGGAGTCCTTGGAGCAGATGCCGTAAGCCTCGACCACACAGTTGAAGTTATCCTTGTCCGGCATTCTCTGATTGCCGCCGGCATTGTTGGCGGTCAGCGTAGGTGAAACATCTGAGCCATCCCATGCTTTCGGTTCAAAGAGCGTCTGGTCATTATTGCAGCCGAGGGTCGCGGATTTGTCATCCTGAATGAGAGCGCCTTTGCCGCCGCCTTCACAGCCGGAGCGTATCTTCAGCGTCTTCGGTGTTCCCACCACAAACGGCTGGTTGTTGCCGCCGGTGCCATAAGTAGAAAGAACCGTCGGAGCAACATCTCCCGCATCCGTGAAACGGGTGTCTTGACCGTGGTTTTCATACACGGTGGCGGGAACGACTCCGGCACGGAGCGTTGGGGACATTTCCTCTTCATAGCCTATGGAACGCGCCTGTGCCGAATGCTCGGTACAGAATCCCGCCGACTCCATAATACAGGGCGGATGGTGAGCCTCGGCACGAAGCGTTGAGGTCACATCATCTGTTACATCCATGCGATTGCCGCCCTGGTCATTCAGGACTACACCGTTTCTGCCGGTACTCATGCCGCAGTTCACGCCGAGGGTCGAGGACTTGTCCTCGGTCAGACAGCCGTTGTAGCCATCAAATCCGACGCCTGCCGACTCAGTGCCAGCTGAAGCACCGCAGGCAGTTCCTTGCCCCGCACGGAAGCCCTGCGGAGTATACCCAGACAGGCCTTCGGACTCAAATAGTATTTGTCCGGCACTCCCGCCTGCAAGATCTGCGATAAGGAAGATTCGTTTTCTGCGTTGGGGTACTCCCCAAAACTGCGCATCGAGAACTCGCCATGCGACGGAGAAACCGTCTCCCACGATCTCACCTGCGGATTCCCACTTCTTACATTCAGGAACTGACAGTTCCTCGTCTTTGATTTTGCAGATCGATTCGAGGACTGCCTTGAAGTCGGCTCCGCCGTTTGAGGAGAAGGCGCCGGGCACATTCTCCCAGCAGAGCCATCGCGGATATTGTCCATTGGTTGCACACCTCATTTCTTTTACGATTCGGACGGCTTCAAAGAAAAGGTTGGAGCGGCTGCCGTCCAGCCCCGCTCGTTTACCCGCCACGGACATATCCTGACATGGGCTACCGAAGGTGATGATATCCACAGGCTCTATGTCGCCGCCGTTCATCCTGGACACATCACCGTAATGCTTCAAAAAGGGCAGCCGTTTTGTGGTCACCCTTATGGGAAAAGGCTCGACCTCGCTTGCCCAGACAGGGGTGATTCCGGCAAGCAGTCCGCCCAAAGGAAAACCCCCGGAGCCGTCAAACAGGCTTCCGAGAGTCAGATTATTCTTCTGTTCCATTCTTGACCTCCTCATATTTGAGGGTCTGTCCGTCACGGACTACGGACACATTTTCGTTTGTGCCGACCTGCTCGATGTATCGGTTCACGACGACGTCGCAGAACTTCTCATCGAGTTCCGCCGTATAACACACGCGCCCGGTCTGTTCGCAGGCGATAAGCGTACTGCCGCTGCCGCCGAAGGGGTCAAGCACCAGTCCGTTGGTCTGCGTGGAGTTGCCGACGGCGTAAGCAAGCAGCGGAATGGGCTTCATCGTGGGATGGTCGCCGTTCTTCTTGGGCTTGTCGAACTCCCAGATCGTGGTTTCCTTTCTGCCCGTGTACCACTGATGCTTGCCGTTCTTCTTCCAGCCGAAGAGGCAGGGTTCATGCTGCCATTGATACGGAGAGCGTCCCAGCACCAGCGACTGCTTTTTCCAGATACAGCACCCGGAAAGATAGAACCCCGCGTCGGCAAACGCTCTGCGGAAGTTCAGTCCTTCGGTATCGGCATGGAAGATATATACGGACGCATCCACCGCCATAGCCTTTTCCATGCAGGTGAATGCGTCCAGAAGAAACTGATAAAATTTATCCGCCGCCATATTGTCGTTCTTTATTTTTCCGGCAGAGCCTTCATAGTTGACATTGTAAGGCGGGTCGGTCAGCACCAGATTGACCTTGGCGTCGCCCAGCAGAGCGTCGTAGGTTTCCTGCCTTGTGGCGTCCCCGCAAATGAGCGTATGCCTACCGAGTTTCCACACATCTCCCGCTTTGGAGAAGGTCGGCTTTTGCAGCTCGGCGTCCACATCGAAGTCGTCTTCTTTGGCTTCGTCAGTATTATCAAAGAAGTCAGACAGTTCAGCGGCATCGAAGCCTGTGAGTTCAAGGTCGTAACCCATCTCCTGCAGCCCGGACAGCTCAATTTTCAGCATCTCCTCATCCCACCCGGCGTCGAGCGCCATGCGGTTGTCGGCGAGTATATACGCTTTTTTCTGTGCTTCGGTGAGGTGGTCAACGAATACGCAAGGCACTTCGGTGATACCCTCCGCGCGGGCGGCTTCGATTCTGCCGTGACCGGCAATGACGCCGAAGTCCCGGTCGATGAGCACGGGATTGATAAATCCGAACTCGCGCAGAGAGGAGCGCAGCTTCTGTATCTGTTCCGGGGAGTGCGTTCTGGCGTTGTTCTGATACGGCACCAGCTTGGCAATCGGCACAAGCTGCATTTCGGAGGTTGTTTTTTCCATCACACAAGCCCCCATTCCGCAAACTTCTCAAAGCCGCCGACGGAGTCGATAAACCTCTCGGCTTCGGCTACGATTTCCGAATACGGTCTGCCGTCCACGGTATCGTCCCCAATGGCACAGCAGAGCTCCACAGGCTTGCCGGTATGCTGTGCTTTGAGAAAAGCGTAGATGTTCACCGATACATCCGCCTTGGAGAGGTCCTTGCCGTGCAGACCGCCGCCGGTGACGGAGTCCGCCATGTCGGAGCCGAGCTTGCGGTTCGTCGCACCAGTGTCCACATTGGTGCCGCCCGTCCAGTCGCCCAGAGGGTTGATTTCAACATCCGGGTACACGGCACGGAGTTCGTCTGTAGGAGCGTTGCTCTGGCAGATGATGAGCCTGTCACCGTCGAGGATGTACTTGCCGTCGCATGGGTATGTAGCAAAAATGCTTCTGGCAATGCGTGAGAGTTTCTGTTGTTCCTCGGTAACGGGCATACCTCTGAAGATGCCGTTGTCGCCGCAGCGAATACCGTTCTGTTGATTGTCCGAAAGATGCGTGTCCTGCGGAACGATTACGATGTCCGTTTCCATCTCTCCGGCTATGCGATGCACCGCGTCGTCAATAGCCTGCATATCAAGTGCCGCCGTTGTTTCGATGATGATATGGCACTTGCCGTGACCGATAAGCACCTCCACGGCGACCTTCGGAGCGGGTTCTGCCTTATACGCCAAGTCAACGATTGCCCCGGCGATTCTGTCCGCCACTTTATCCGGGTGGCACGGATTCACTTTTTCATACATTCGTTTATCCCTTTCTGGCTCTGAGAAGCCGTTCCATGAGGTCGTCCTGCGGATTGGCGCCGGAATACTCCGTGGTGCAGTTTTCCTTCACGATTTGAAATATCTCATTCCACTGGCGGATTGCCTGGTTCATATAGCTGATGCCGATGTTGATGAAGGGAGAGGGTATCGGTTTTCCCGTTGTGGGGTGCTTTCCGAGCAGACCCAGCGTGTTGTTCATCTCCTCACACTGAATCCAGCGGGCGGAGCACATGGCATACCGCTCAATAAGCTGGGGCGACACAATAGCGGTGCAGCCGATTTTCTGAAGCCACGCCCATGTGGTTTCGTAGATAGCCTTCGCCTGAAACGACTCTCCGTTTTTCTGTCTGGCGGAGAGTATCTCGTTAGGCTTTGGCATCTCCGCACCCTCGACATCTGGGATGTCCAATATCTTTACGCGCTTGTTGTCGTCTGCGATTTTGTCGATTGCGGCGGTTTTCTTGCGTCCGGCGCCGGGTCTGGCACCGCCTTGACCGCCGATGTTGTTGGATTTTGTAGGCACTTTTTTTACCTGCCTTTCGTGCCGGGGTCAATTACCCGCTTGATTGCGGCTTTTTCGTACACGTGACCCCACGCCCGTTCCCAGGCAAAAAGGTCACAGAGATTCATAGGGGCATGGGGTCATGCCATGAGCGATTCGTACTGCTTGTACTTGATACGCCAGTAGTTATCCGTCTTGGATTTTTCTTTCCAATCGATGATATATCGCTTGCCGCTCTGGCACTTGAGTGAGTTACAAATTCTGT